TGAGACCCTTCTTTTCAGCGATTGTCATCATGTCGACCACGGATTTTGCAGCCGCATAGGGACCATTATCACCACTGATCACTCCGGTCTTCGGATCTATCGTCCAACCCTGAGTCTCAGCGAACTTTTTCCACGCATCGGTGTTGTCAGCAAGCAACTGTCCCGTCTTCGGATCTATCTTCGCACCGTTAGCGAGCGCTAGAGCCATGTCGTACTGGCTTTTGTTCAGGTTTAATTCCCCTGTTTTTGGGTCAATGGTTGTTCCTGTTACTTGAGCGACGGTTTGCAGGAATGGTTTGTTGTCTCCGCTGATTTTCACTGTGGTGCCGTCAGATAGGCCTTGTGCTTTGAGCTGTATGGCATCAAGTGTTTTGGATGCGTTGTCGGTGATGCTTATTGGTGTTGCGTTGGCTTTTTTGATTGATTCGACCAGTTGGTTCACGCCGTTGGCTGTGAGCCCCATGGAGTCGGCGAACTCTGCTGCTTGTTCGGGTGTTTTTCCCATGGCTTCGGCGACCTGAATGACGGTCTCGCGTCCTTTGGCCATGACGTCGTTGACTTTGCCGATGTCTCCGGTCTGGCGCGCATAGGCTTCTGCTGAGTCCTTCACGTCGGTGACTAAGTCGCTTAATGCGTCACGGTTCGCTTGGCCTTTCGCTGTGTTCTCATCTAGGGTTTTCCCGTTCTCTTTTGCCGCTTCGGTCGCTGCAGCTATACCTTTGCCGAGTTTTGTATCGGCGTCGAATACCGACTGGGCGAATCCATAATAGGTTTTGAGTGCGCTGACCGCTTCGCCGAGTGCGGCCGCCTGATTACTGGCGCCTTTGCTGGAGGCGCCGAGTTGTTCGGCGAGTATCTCGCTGGCGTCAGCAGCGTCGGATGTGGCGTCTGCGTTGGAGGACGTGGCATCAGTTAATCCCGCGGTCGCCAACGTGTTGTTGACTTTTTCTTTGGTATCAGCTTGTTGTGCTTCCTTTTCTGCAGCCAGTTCCTTCTTGGCTTTGTCCCGAGCTTTGGTGAGCTGGTCTAGAGTGGCGGCTGCCTGCTGCTGTTTCTTGACGTCAAGATCGCCTGTTCCGAGTTTGAGAAATGCTTTGTTGTATTCCTCTATCGCGGTCTTATCGTGTGCCGCCGCCGCAGCCACCGTACTGTATGAAAGCCCGACCTGATCGAGCATGTCAGCGTATGACGAGGCGCCGGTTTGGCCTTTCTGCCACCAGCCCCAGTCTATGTTCTCGCCGGTCTTGATCATCTTGACCACCGTTGAACTAGCGGAACCGGTGTCTTCGAGCGCCTCTTTGAATGCGTCGGTTGCGGCCTTCGACAGCTTGACATGATCGGCCCACGAGTTGAGCGCCAGTCCTGCACCGAGCATGGCAATACCCCAGGCCCCTCCGAGGAGATTGACCACACCTGACCCGATGGAGCGGAGACCGCTGAGGGCTTTGCCTCCTCTCCCTGCGGCGCCTGATAACGATTCGACCCCAGTTCCAGCCCCCGTGAACGCGCTTGCCAATTGTCCGGCGCCCTCTCGCAGCTGTGGCCACGCCGCGCTTAGTCTTTGGACTGGATCCAAAGCCAATCCCATTCCCTGCCCGAATGCACTTGATGAGGTGGAAAGTTCACCGAACACCTTATGGAGGCCAGCGAATGCCCCGACCCCCAGTCCGACCATGACGACGGATTGTTGAATTTTGGGATCCAGGCTGCCAAAGGCACTGATGACATCCGTGACTCCCTGCACAACACTGCGGAGAGGGCCGTTGGCTCCCTCACCTATGCGGATGAAGGATGTCTCAACGGCCCCGCCGAACTGCTCGATGTCGCCCTTGAGGTTGTCCATCCGGGCGGCACCCTGTTCGGCGGCAAAACCGGATTCGCTGACGCCTTTGGTCCATTTGTCGATTCCAGCAGCGCCCTCGTTGTACAGGACATTCGCGCCACGAATCGCATCCGTGCCGAAGATGGTCTGCAGCGCGGCGTTCCTCTGTTCCATGGAAAGCCCGCTCATCTTGTCCTTGAGCTGACCCGCCAGGCCTGAGAGTCCCACGAAATTGCCCTGGGCGTCATAGGCGCTGATGCCGAGCTCGTCCAGGGTCGATTGCGCTTTGTCCGTCGGTGACGCCAGTTTCAGGAGCATGGTTTTGAGCGAGGTGCCGGCGTCGGAGCCGATCATGCCGGCGTTGGCGAACGCGGCGAGTGTCCCGGTGGTCTCCTGCATGCTGATGCCGTACTGGTTGGCGACCAGGCCCGCCTGCGAGAGCGCCATACCCAGATCGGAGGCGCTACCCTGCGCCTTGCCAGCGCCGGCAGCGAGCGCGTCGGCGACTTTGGTTGAGTCTTTGCCGGTGAGGTTGAATTGGGCGAGGGTTGATGCCATGAGTTCGGCTGCGTCGGATACGGCCATGCCGTCTGATGCGGCAAGGTCGAGGGCTCCGTTCAGACCGCCGTTGAGGATGTCTGCGGTGCTCATACCGGCTTTGGCGAGTTCGTTGATGGCGTCGGCTGATTCGGTGGCGGAGTATACGGTTCGCTGTCCGGCGTCGAGTGCGGCGTCGCGTAGGGATTGCAGTTCACTGCCGGTGGCGTGGGTGTTGGATTGCACGACGCTCATGGAGGCGTCGAAGTCCATGAACGATTTGACTGCCGCGACGCCGATTGCGGCGCTCAGAGCGCCGACGGCGAGACCTGCTGTCATGAATCCGCTTTTGAGTTTGTCCGTGGTGCTTCGCGGTTTCTCCATGGAGGTGGAGAGTTTCTCCGCCTGCACGCTGGCGGCCTGCATCTTGGTGTTGTAATTCGATGTGTCCGCCATCAGTTTGATGACGATGTTCTCGTTCAGTGCCAAGATGCGCCGCCTTTCGTTATCGTGCTATGAGTCTTGTGGTTTGTGAGTTTGGGGCCTGAACCACTCCCGATTGCGTGTACCGTTGCATGGCCTTCTCGCGCATCTCGCCCACGAAGCAGGTATCGACACCGGCGCCACTGAATACCCCGGCGACCAAGGCCTTGTCATGGCAGAAGTCGGTGTCCATGCCGCATACGGGGCAAACGTGAGCGTTTTCATAGGTTTGCAGGGCCAGCATCCATTCGCGTTCCGTGTCGTCCCACTCTGTGTTGTCTTGCGCGTTCGGCTCCCAGCCGAGCCATCGTTTGTATGAGATGCCAAGTGATTTCGCGCAGCGCAGGCCGGCAAGGATGGATGGGTGCTCCCCGATCAATTCGCTGAGATCAGGTCCCTCACTTCTTTTGGGAGTGCGGAATCGGTTTCGTTGAGGGATCGAATGACCGGTATCAGGTCCGCGGTCTGAACGTCGGTGAGGGCGGCCATGAAGTCGTCAAGCTCTGTCTCGCTGAATTCCACGGCCTCGTCCTTCGTCTTCCATGATGCCGTGCGCAGCATCTTCGGAGTCGCTGCGGCGACGATGCCGGGCCAGTCGTAGACGAGTCTGTCGCTTGACGACGAGGTGTGCTCGACCATGATCCTGGTCCACTCGGAAGCGTTCAAGGAACACAGTTCGAATATGAGTGTCGAGTCATCCACTCGTTTCACGAGCTTCTTCACCGCGGTCTTCTTCGACTGGATGCTGCGCTGTTGCTTGGCGCCGGCTTCGGAATCCTTCGGCTCTTTGAGATTTTCCTGGTATTCATGGAGTTCGCGGGCCGCACTGATTGAATCCTGCAGTGCTGCCAGATCGGTGACGATTTCGACGGTCTTCGTGGGTTTGGTGATGCTGATGCTCATGGGTCGCTCCTCAAAAGTTCTGGTCGCTGCCGGATGTTGAAGGGGAATGGTCTGCACGCCCATGGGAGCGACCCAGCATGGGCGTGCAGAGGAATTGGTTTGGGGTGCCGGTCACTGGCCTGCGGTGACGGTGGCGGTCTCCACGACGGAATCCGGGTCGATGCCGAAGCTGATCACGGACTGCATCAGATCGTTGCCTGAGTGGGCCACGGGGTTCTTGGCCCCGATGGTGACCCGGTACACGGAGACCACATCACCGGCCGCGAATGGCTCGGACGCCGCCTTGGCTGTGGAACGGCGGCGCACGAAGTAGCCGCTCTTGCCTTCGGTCAGGGTCTCCGCCGCCACGTTCGGGGTGGTTTCGCCGCCGTTGACGTTGTCATTGATCTGCACCTCGCTGTTATCGAATGACTTGCGTCCCGGGATCTTGCCCACCGCCCCGACGCCTTCAACGGCGTGATCGACGAAATCCTGGGAACGGGTGGGTTTCCACCCGTCCACCACGATCCACTTGGACAGATCGGTCGCGGTGGCTGCGGTGAGCTCCGCGATGGTGGGTTTGTTGATGTCCGCGATCGCGGTGGTGAATACGGTTTTGACATCGGATTCGATAAACGCCGGTGCCGGATCTTCAAAAGCCATGTGCTTCTCCTTGTTGTGATTGGATATGGAAAAGCCCCGACGGATGCCGGGGCTCTGGGTTCATTGGTTGCTGGTCATGCGGGCCAGCCGGTCCTCCACGTCAAGACCCGCATGAGATACGGGGTCGAGGTATCGGCGACCATGAGATCGGACGCGTACACACCCGAATCCTTGTCGGGTGACAGCGGGGACACTTCCTGATTCGCTCGTGCGCCGTCCAGTGACGACGTGAGCTTGTCGCACACGCCTCCGATGCTGGTTTCGGATGTGCTCACCACCCTGATGTCCAGCACGGCACGGTGACTGTTGGTGGACAGTCCCTCCGAGTGGTCGCGGCCGTTCTCTGAAAGCGAGACCACGATCCAGGGCGGGTGCTCCCCCGTGGCGATACCATCCAGGAACACGTCCCAGCCGGGGAATTCGGGGATCAGCGCGATCACGGCGGCGCGCGCCTGCGCATAACTCGTCATAGGCCACTCGCCGCTTTGTGCACGTAGTCGGCGACAGCCGGAAGCTCATCCTCGCCATGCTCATAGAACTTGTGGGTGCCACCGCCGCGAGCGGTGCCAAAGAACGCGATCGCCGCGACGGAAGGCCCAGAGTCGCCTTTTTTCTTCTGTTTGCCTGAGGCCACCGGCCCAATGTCCGCTTCGATGGTGGTGCCATCGGTCACTTTCATCTCGTATTTAATCTGGACCTGTCTGATTCCCTTGTTACTGGAACCCTTGATATCCTCCTGGATGCTCTCCTTGATGTTCTGCGCGCCCTTCTTCACCGCGGCCGCCACCAGCACCTGCTTGTGCGTGGACACGGTGGCGAGCTTTCTTGCCAAGCCGTTCACCTGGGATACGTCAATAAGTGCCATGTCAGTCTCCTCTGGGCATTTCCTGCACGTTCCAGCGTCGTGCCGTCGCGTGCGTCTTCTCTGATTGCAGGTTCACCAATCGGAATCGTTTACCTACGAGGTCAGGGTCATCAGAGGATGTGCATACCGCCACATCCTTTTCTCTAACCCCGGTGAGCGAGATGGGGAAATGCAGGTACAGGCTCCATACGGGCACGTTGCCGCCCACGTTGCTGCTGTCCCCGCTGGCGGTCACCACCTGGGAGGCGATGCCACCGGAGGTCTGTACCTTGCCGATGGTCTCGGCGACGGGAAGCATTTCGGGGACGTCGACGAATGTGTCCGGATCGGTTATGTTTTTCCCCGTGTACCGTTCGATGGTGAACCGGTCGGTCATGAGCTGTTCGGCCTGTTCACGCAATCTGGGCAGTGCGATCCCCACCATGTTCAGCACGTCCATATAGGCCTCCTAGTAACCGTAGGGGTATGAGGGCAGGGGAAATGCGTCCGGTTCGGGTTTGGCGATGATACTGAACGCCGTGGTGGCCGCGCTTTTCAACAGCAGCGACCATTCGGCGTCCAGGATGATGATCTCCCCCGTGGATCGTGAGCTGTCCACGGTCTGTTGGAAGTTGCCGTCGTCGATCTGCGTCATCATGGACCGTATGCCGTCGGGGTTGCGGGCTTTGCGTTCCACGGCCGACACCTCGACGTCGTTCACGGTCGCCTGATACTGATCATCGTTGGCGGCCCAATCATCGAGTTCGAGCACTCTGGCACGGATGGTCCGCTCGGCCCTATCGAGCCAGCGTTGGATCTGTTTGCCACGTGCGCTGTCCACGTCGATATCCTCGCCGAGTTCGGCGGCGACATCGGCGATCTGTGCGTACCGGGCCTTCAATGATTGTTCCGCCATGATGGTCTCCTACTTGCCGTTCTTGGGAGCGGCCTTGCCGCCTGAGCCCTTGCCGGTGTCCGCGTCTTCCACGGACTCGGTGGCATCGGGCGCTTCCTGCTCTTCGGTGTCGGCTGTGTTCTCCTCCGATGGGGTTGCGGTGACCTGCACCGTGTACCCGTGTCTGCGGAAGTACGCGGGATCGGTGTCGCTGACACCTTCACCGTCCTTGAATGTGACACCAGCCACTTCGCCTGTGAACCCCTTGACCGGGGTGTTTATGGTCCAGCTCACAGCACCTTCACCCCCCTCAAAACCGCCGCGGCCTTCGTGGCCTTGAGGGCAACTGCAGAGGGGCCAAGCTCGACCTCGCCTTTCTTCACCGCGTTCGCGGTGGTGAAGTCGGGCAGCCATGTCTGAATGAGTTGCGCGCCCGACACGGAAACTGCATGGAAACCATCAAGAGCCACTCGATATGCATACAGATCGGTAGTACCGTCAGCAGCCGTCGGAATGATTGGGTCGTTACTGCCTGCTTTTGCTCCAGCATCGACCATCAGAATGTTCCCGTAGGATTCTCTGGTTATGGGCCTGCCGTTTGCGCCGAGAAGATCCTCTACAGGGTCTTTCACATACATGCTGGTACGTCGGGCTGCAGCCCTGATCTTGGCTATCGATTTGGTGTTCCCAACGATTACCGTTGGGGCTCCGTCGAGTAGCGCGAGAAATTCGTCGAGCACGTCGAGCACTTTGAATCCGTTGTCGGACATATCGGTCCAGTCGGGTTTTGAAGTGGTGTCTTCGGTGGTGGAACCCGTCAACGCTTTATCAAGACCGTTGAACGAATTAACATCAACTGCGTTATCTCCGTTGATGACAGCATCTTGGAAGAGCGTAGTTGCGGCCTTGATCTTCTGCACAAGATTTTGTGTCACTGCCCCCGATGCCTTTGGCCCCATGCTGGCCACGACGCGGTCAACTTCAAAGCTGCCACCAAGCGGTTTCAGTTCAACCGATACCGGCTCCGAGGTGGTTTCCTGAGGTACATACTCCTCGTTGATGGCGCGGAACGCTGCTGTGGGCTGAGTGACTTGACGCCGGTATGAGTAGGTGAGCGTCGCACCGCCGCCTGCCGGCGATACAGCATCGTCGAAGATGAGTGAGTCGAGGATCTCGGAGTTCTTGCGGAACTCATCGATGACCATCGGGTCATAATCCTCTTGTGTATTGTTCTTGGCTTCCGCCAGTGTTACTGCCATGTTGTACCCTCCTGGGATTTAGTTGAAATGGCCGGCGATGGCCGCTTCAAGCGAAGCGGGTTTGGGGCTGCCGCCCTTGCCCTGGCTTTTGTCGGGTTTCGGTCCGGCCGGTTTATGGTCGTTCTGGATCAATGGGAGGAGTTCCTCGGCGTCCTTGAGCATGCCGTCCTTGTCACTGCCGCGCAGCCTGGTCGCCAGGCTCAGCGGGAGTCCTTTCTCGGCCGCCACCTCGTATTGCAGGGCCTTGCGTGTGTTCTCCGCGTTGGACTGTTCCAACGCCTTGACACGTTCCGCCTCTTTCTGGGAGTCGGTCTTGCCCTGATCCTCGATGGCCTTGAGCTTGGCTTCGTATTCGGCGATCTTGGCCTTCGCGGCCTTGTTCGCCTCACGTTCGGCCTTGAGTGCTTTCAGACCACTCTCACCCAGCTGCTCATCGTCTTTACCGGTATTTTCATTCTCTTCTTCCGGTTTGGGTGCAGGCTCGCCCTGCCCTTCCCCGGTGCCTCCACCGTCGCCTTCGGCGATGATGGTGCGGATGAATCGCAGGTAGTACAGACGGTTCTTCATGTGGTTTCCTTCCATTGGTTGCCATATCGCATGGCTGACGCCACCCGTTTCGCGCGGATGGTGAAAATCTGTGGTGACGGCAGGCTTACAGCCAGCCGTAGTTTCCAAGCAGCCGCATGGCCTGGTCGTGGTCGTTGCCGGCTAGCTGGTAGATGGTTTCGGGCATGAGTCTGGGGTGGTCGGCCCGCCAGTATTTGGACCCGTACCTCACGTGCTCGCGGACGTACCCGGCCTGTTTCATGCGTGAATACGCCCAACCCCGTTTCGTGGTGCCTTCCATCGTGTACTTGACCTTCATGCCGTACATCTGCGCCGAACGGACATCACCCTTATGCCGGTAGGCGTTCACGAGCTGGTTCACGTCTGCGCCGTCTTTCCACGCCCGGGCATTTGCCTGGGAGCCCAACGTCTTGGCTAGTTCTTCATCGCTCAACGAATTGAGATAGTCCTCAGCATTCGCATAATGGGTGGCCAAAGCCTTCTCGTCATCAGACCAGGCCGCTATGCAGTCGCAATGTGGATGCCGTTCGAAAGGCTTTCTTCCTGACGGACTGCCTGCAAGGACCACGCACCGCCCGCAGGATGGAGGGGTCAGCATGCGCACGTATTGAGCGTTGAAGCTGTGGGATTTCGCAGTCATCATCGCGGAGAATCGCGCCGTGTCAGCCAGGATCGTCCGGGATCGCACTGCGAAATCCCGCTCTACCACCGCGAGCGCCATTCTGGTCTGATATCCCTGGGAGATCGCACGTTTGCCGATGAGGACGGAGCTCCATAGGTTGTCGAAGGTGTTCTGCCCGTTTCCGGCCAGGCCTACGAGCTTTGACGTGTTGAATGTGAATTCAGGGGTTCCCAGGTTGGGGCTGCCGAGATTCCGCATGACTTCCGGGGTGGTTTCCGACATGTAATCGGCGACATCCTGCTGTGCGGAGTCCAATGCGGAAAGCATGTCGGGATAGGCATTCACATACGCTTGGTTGAAGTCATCTGACTGGTTGTTCCGCCATGCCCGCACTATGAGCGTTATTGCTCTGTTGCTGATCGTGCGTAACAGTTTGCCCTGTTGGACTGCCGCTTTGGGCATTTCCTGTCCCGCCATGGTCTGCATCAGCACCCTCCGGTTTCAGTAGGTTCTCCCATTGCGCGGCGTCCATGTCGGCGAACCGTTCGCGTTCCAGGTCCTTGCGGGCCTCGGACCAGGCGAGTTCGTCCCAGGCTCCCTCGCGGCTGAGGATGCCGGTGGAGACGAGCTTCTGGATGGCATCGGCCTTCTGTGAGAAGGTCGGGGTGTTCGGGTCGTCCCAGTCGGTGCGGATCCGGTTGCCGTCAATCCAGTCGCCCTTGCCGAACCGGTAGGCCAGGGCCATCACGTCGGCCCAGCAGTCCCCGTCGGTCATGTTCTTCAACTCGACGTTCTTCACCAGCCGTACCTCGTCGGCGCGTATGGCCCCTTCGGCGGCCGGGTTGGCGGTGTTCTGTCCGAAATAGCGCATCGGCAGTCCGGTGACCGCGCTGACCTGTTCGGCGAGCATGTCGATGACCGTTTTGAAGTTGCTGAGCTCCGACGCCTGGAACTGGCCGAATTTGGCCGATTGGCTCTGGGTCACGGTCATCGCGGTGTAATACGCCTTCCACGAAGGTGCCATCTCTCCAGTGACGGCGTCGATGAAATCCTCCTTGTTCAAGCCTGTGGCCCACTTGCCCGGTACGGCGTGGGTCTCCATCGCGACCTGAAGGTCCATCAAAGCGCGGGCCGCCATGTCGGTGGGTTTGAGCACATCCTTCATTTCGGATTCACCCACGAAGTTGCCCACTCTGGGACGATTCAGGAACTGCACGACCGGCACCCTGCCCAGATTGTGGTCGTCCCGCTCCGAGACCGCCCACTCCCAGCCCTTGACGCGTTCCAGGTAGATGGTGGATTCCGGCAGATAGAGCGTCGCCTCGGTGGGGGCCGACCGTTGCAGCGGATCGTAGTAGACGCGCAGCGCGGCGGTGATGCGGCGGGTTCGAGGGTCGATCTGCGCGATCATGGACCGTGAGGATTCCACCGTGATGAGGGGATGTTCGGCATCCTCCTCATTGGTTCCGACGGACACGAAGCCATGCCCCTGCACCCGGGTCTCCAAATGGTTGAGGACGCTTTGCGAACCCATGTTGTTCGCCTCCCACACCTCCGACAGGTAGTCGTTGGAATCGGGATTGTCCGGCAGGCTGAACGAGCGCACATGCTGGCGTTGCACGACCGTGTCCACGGTCACGCGGGGCCAGTTCAGCGGGAACTCGAACACGCGCAGTTCGGGCGGCACCGCCAGGCCGATGGTCTGGATGCGCTGCTCTCCGCGATAGTAGGAGTCCAGGTCCTCGTGCACCTTGCGCAATCGTTGCAGTCTCGTGTACAGGAGCCGCACCAGTGCGGACTCATCCGAAGATAACTCCGTTATTCCCTCCATACGACCCTCCGTAATCAGTTGTGTTGCCGAGCAGGTAGACCCTGCTGCTGCCCACTCCCCAACCCAGGGCACGCATGTCGCATGCGGCCTCGTGGGCGAGGATGTCGGCCATGGTGATGTCGATCTTCTGGTTCTCGCTTGGTTTGCCCAGCACGAACCGGTCCCCTGGCTTGGCGACCATGCGGGCCGCCATCATGTGCAGTTTCGCGGTCGGGTCGGGGCTGTGCGTGGTGGTCTTGTCGGCCGTGTCCTCGCGGAACCGTACGAGCGCGTTGTACATGCGTCCGGGCTGGTTGGTGGGCCATTGCACCACCACGTCCTCCCCGTAGCGTTCGCTCCACGCGTCCACCTGCGTCTCCCAGGGGTGCGGGTCGCAGTAGAAGCGTTTGACGCGGTAGTGCTCGAACAGTTCGCTCACGCAGGCATCGACCTCGCTGCGTGGGATGCGTCCCTCCCACTCCTTCGGGTTCCAGAAGGACGGGCGTTTCGATGGGCCGTATGACGGTGTCCACCGCCATCCCTCGACCGTTTCCGCGCGCAGCGCTGTCCAATCCCCCGACTGGGATCCATCGAAGCCCAGGCAGATCTCCGTGCCTTCCGCTGGCGGGGCCTGGTCCTGCTCGGTCTGGTCGTACTGCTTCTCCGGCATGTAGGCACCGAGGCCCTGCACCAGTTCGCAGCCGAAGAATCTTCGCGCCTGCGCGGGGTCTCGTTCCAGAAGTTCCGCCGCCGTGGCCTCGACGCTGTCGAGGTTGACCCACGGACTGCCCCGGTAGACGAATTCGAGGATGAGCCGCCGGTCCTCCGGCTTGAGGAAATCCAATGCGGGGTCGTGGCGCGGGAAGTACTTCATGATGTCGCCGGCACGGCTCTCGTAGGTCGCCTGGCCGAAAGAAGCATCCATCGGATCCCACGGGTTCGTGAGCTCGAGCATCCTTCCGTCCATACCGGAGACGCCGCGCAGCACGGTGTCGGCAACCTCGAACATGCCGGAACGTTTCGTGTAGACGCCGGACTCGTCGCACAGCGCGAAGTTCACCGGGTTGCCGAGCTTCGATCGTGCCGAGGCGGTGACCGGGTCGATGCGCCCGCCGTTGGGCAGGCGGATGAAGCCTTCGCGCACCTTCATGAGATCGTCGAGCCTGCCATTGCGCACCATGGTCTGCAGCGGACGGTACACGTTCGCTGTCTGCTCCTCGGAGTTGGCGAGCAGCTGCACCAGGGCGGTGCGCCTGGGCATGCCCATGGCCTCGCCGGGCTGGTATTCGTACTCGAAGCCGCACCCGCAACCCCAATCGGAGCAGCGGAACACCTCTCCGCCAACGGCCCAACCGCAGAAAATACATGGGCCACCACCCTCGAAACAGGCGCATGCGGCACCGAACGGGCTCTTGCCGAGCTTCTGACCGCCCACGATCTGCCCGCGACGCCACCTGAACGCCGCTCCCTGCAGCGGCCGAGAGGCATTGAACCTGGTATCCGGTTTCACCCGGTAGTAATCCACTGCGTTGAGCAACTGCCATCCGGTCAGCACAAACGGCTTGTTCAGGTCATACCCCGAGGGAACCACGCAATGCCACTGCGTCCAGTCCGCGAACAGGAACCCCAACGACTTCGGCAACTGCGCACCCGTCATTGGAGCCTCCTTCTAGATGTCGGCGAACCGTTCCCTCGCACTGGGGAACCGCACGATCTTCGAATCCTTCGTCTCCACCGTCTTCTTCGGCTCGTCGTCAACGATCTGCCAGCCATTGAGCTTCAACCCCTGTGGGGTCAGTCCGATCGTGTCCGCGTAGCGTTGCAACGTGGAACGGTCCGCGGCCTTCGCGTCCGGGGATTCACAGATCACGAACTGCCGGCAATACAGGGCCACGGTGTTGAACAGGTAAGCGAATTCCGGCATATGCCAGGCGATGGCCTGCGGCAGCTTCCACAACTCGCGCCACAGTTTACGCTCGCGCCTGTTCCACTCCTCCGTGGCCTCCGCGTCCTTCTCCTTGTGCATCCCGTCATCGTCATGCCACGAATCCCAGATGACATAACGGCTCAGCGGGAAGGCCCGCGGCTTGCGCCGGTACCCTCTCGCGCTCAGCGGGAGCAGTGACCTGCCCATCCGTTCGGATCGCTCCGAGTTCGGATCGAACGCCGGCCCCGAACGCGCCCTAGCGCCACCCTGCGTCATGGTCACCCCTCAATCCGAAACGGCCCTGAACGCCCCATTTCCAAAAACTTTGAACCCTCCGCACTTGCGAGCCACCTCACCGGCGGTCTTTCGC